TGCGCTGACCGTACTGTTCTACTTCTTCCTTGAACTCAGTACAATTATTCGCATCTAACCAGAGTTCATGCCGTTCCACAAGAGGAATGAAGTTCTCGATTCGTTCGGCTTTAGCATTGGCATTCTGCGGAGTCTTAAGTGGAAGAAATTGAATACCACTAAGCTCTGGATGCGAGTGCTTGTGCTCTTCGACAAAGTAATTCAGATGATAAAGCAAATACTTCTGCGCTGCTACAGCTTCAACATAGACAACACGAAGCTTCCACTTCACAGCAAGAAAGAAAATCTGTTTGACAAAGTCATCTATAGGACAAGCCTTTGCCCACTGATCGAGTAGGTATACTCTGCGTGGATCACGCTCTACACCAGTCACCGTAATAGCATGACGGCACCGACCGTCTTTACCAACTTCTTGACCTAAGTGCGAGCCACCATGATTCGGATCTACTGTCATGTACCGATCAAGATTCCGTGGGAAGACATCTTTTTCTACATCGCCAGCTGCTACGTGATGACGGATGACAATGCGATATTGCTGAGGATGCGAGGTCTCAAAGTACCTGCTAAGTGTCGGAGACTCTTTCGGAATCGCCAGCGCACCAGTAACTTTCTCAAAGTTAAAATAGCGAAAATCCGCCATGTTAAATTTGGCTTTAGACGGATCAATAGGATAGTTGAGAAACTGGCAAGAAAAATGATACGAACCTAGACGCTTTTTCCACCTAAGTAACTTTTCCTTCGTGAACGCTTCTGGAAAGATTGGAATTCCGAAAGGGTGCAGAGAACAGCATCCACCAAGAGCAGAGTGAGTAGTCCAACTAAAATAAGGCTCTTCCTGCCGAATGTGTGAGTTTAGATCATCGTGGGACCACCTATTTCCAACAACTATCTCGTCGAAATCTCTTCCAGGATTATTCGGGTCTGAGTCAGTTGCTCCGACAAGAATCTGGTGGTAGTCGATTGTATCTGCCATGACGACTGAGCTTTTACGGGCTTCACGCCCAACGAGATCATCCTCGACAACCACATTATAGTGTCGGCTCTGTAGCGCCGCTCCGACTCCGATAAGATCGAAAGTGCCTTCTCCTTGTCCTCTACCACTCGCAGTACGACGCTGGTGCAAACTCTCATTTGTCCATGTCTCCTTTGATGTAGGCATTATCTCAGGAAAAAGATGGTTGAAAAATGCGTTGTTTTCATAGTGGTTCGAGATTCTACTACCCAACTTGATTGCGTTAGTGATGGTCTCACTAACCAGCAGGATGCGTATGTCCTGGCTGTGGGTTCGTTGCATCCACTCGATATAGAGATCAGAGTAGCCAACGCTTGTGAAAAAATCTTCTTCCCGTTTGCCAAAAGGTAAAGCACGCCAAATAGGAAAACATTCGCTATAGACTGTGCTCTTGAAATGATCACGGGGAATTTCGATGCCTTCTTTAAGGCCGTCTTTCATTACTGTAAGACACATCTGATAATGTAAGTTAGAGGCTTTGTCAGGATTCTTGGAGAAGCGACTTTTGCCCATTACGACGGTGCTAAGGTAGTATAAGTCCATAAAAGAGTTTGCGCGATAAACCTGCTTCTTCTCCGCTGGCGTCTTGCATAAGTCTATAGGAATGAGATTATAACCCAACACAGTAGAACGAGGTACGAAAGTATCCCCAGTCTCTCCTACTTCGAGAGTCCGGAGTACATCTCGTACCTTCTGTTCTATTTCACGCTGACTCATGAAAATTCCTAATTGGGAATCAGGCCACGGGCCGAGGGAAGCTGTCCCATCCAGTACCTACCCCTCAGTTCTACTTTCGTAGGCCGTGGCCCTCACCTTCGTTGGTCTGGTTAGACCGAACTTGAGTTCAACTTCCGACGGCGCTTCACGCCACGGGTGGTGTCACAGTGGTTGCAATGATCTCCGCAATTTCCTCAGCCAGACCATTGATGATCGTGGAAGCAGGAATGAACAAAGGCTTCTTCAAGCATTGAACCTGAAGCGTCTTTGTCGCGGGATTGTAGTTGTAGGTGAAAACGAATGAACCATGAGTAACTGTCACAGTTTCGTTCGCTGTCGCAGCAATATCCTGACCAGTGTCTGCTTTGATCTTAACAATCAAAGCGTCAAACATTGGCTCGGTGACGTTGGTGAATGTTTGCATTTGAAGAGCCATGTGCTTCTCCTTAGAGCAGTGCGCTAGTAGAAACCTGGGCTTGGACAGAAGGCGCTGTTGATGTAGACGTTGTCGTGGTAGCAGCTATAGAACCTGCTCCAAGAGCGTTCAAAAAAGCTACCAACGCATTGTTCGCATTTTGTAGTTCAACGCCTGTAGGAACTGGAAGTCCCTGCGCCGTGGCAAAGGCGATAACCTGCGGTGTTACAGTATTGAGCACTATTGCAGATTTCTGCGCGCCGCCTGTGGCGTTGGCTGCGGCTGCTGTAGCAAGAGCCTGAGCCTTGAAAATCTCTTGCAACCAAGTATTCGTGAGATTAACAACTCCGTCAAGAGCAGGGTCTATAGCTTCTACAACACCCTCTCCTGTACTCAAAATAGCTTGTCCTTTAGAAGAACCAAGCCATTTAAAGACTTTCTTCACATCGTTACCTAGTGTGCTAAGCCAACTCATTTTGATGCTCCTTAGAGTTCGTTAACTGTAGAAGTTGTCGAGACCTAACTCAACCTCGATACATTCAATAGTATGAGGCCATGCATTCAGATGCCAAGATCTCATCGAGTACGCTTTCTGTTCCTAGTTCACTGTTCCATCTGTAGGTAGTGAGTCCAGCAATGCCGCATCAAGTTCAAGTTGTGCTAACGCTTCTTCTTGATCGACGGCGCTGAGAGTATGAGAATTTGAGAACTCCTTATTCGCCAGTACTGCGGCAGAAGTATGTTCTCCATGTGTCGGCGGCGCTGCACTACGAATAGCATTGATAATGCTACGCGATGCCTCGTCTGCTTTTTCAAAATCAAACATATCCACAGGTTTGATTTCAGTCTTAGATATTTTGGCGAACTGACCCTCGCGATCAAGGATGTCTTGAGCCAAAGCAACTTTGTGCTTGCGCTCTGCTAGAGTGGTTCCTTGCGATTGGATTTCATTCGCCAAAACCTGGAGCGCCGCGGGAAGCATCTGAGTAAGCATCTCGCGGCGCTGGGATTTAATCATGTCTAGATTCGAGTCCATATCTACGATAATGCCATGAGTGATCTTAATACGTGCATTAAGGTAGTCTGGAGATTTCTTAATGTAGCGTAAGCGTGGGACAGAAACACAGAGCATTGAAGCTATAGCACCTTCGCCAAAGCCGGCGGCTTCAAGACGTACAATCTTTTCTAGACGCTGAAGCTTTTTAAAAGCATTTTTTGGCGCTGGCTTGGAGCCAAGACGCCCGCTCTTTGGATTGAGTGAGCCGCCATAGTGTAAGTGTCCAAAATTTGCCGAGGATGCCATAGTTTACGCGTTTTCACTTTCTTGTGTGCGCGGCGCTGTAAGATTGTACCGCTCAAAATGCGCATACAGTGCACGCCGCAAAGGACTAGGATCACCCTGCCACTGACGTTCAGTTTCAGCCACTACTTCACTGTTTCGTAAAGTAGTGGCTGAGTTCTCTACCGCTTGGGCGTTTTGTTGCTTCGGGTACATGCTTAAAGTTTAGCATTTTCTCATGTGACCGTCAAGTGTATGCAGGCACATGCGGAGGTATTTCAGACGCCGAAGATGCACATGTGTGCGCTTTGGCCGTCGCATACAGCCCCGCGTGGGCGCATAAGTTCACACTCCTACAGTACAAGTTTTATAAATTCTACTACGATATCACACACTTTGGGATTTCTAAAAAATTTAGTAGAGACGTCCCCCCCACTTCATGCGCGAAAAAAGAATTTTTGAGGCGGAGGGTCATAATACATATATTACAGCAGAAACAGCATAGACAGCAGACAAAGCATAGACAGCAGAAACAGCATAGACAGCAGACAAAGCAGACAGAGCAGACAGAGCAAGAGTGTATGATGTGGAAGTGGTATCATAGTAGAGTATAAGCTGTCAAGTGTAGTTACTAGTTAGTACATGACTAGAGAGTACATGACTAGAGAGCCTAGTTACTAGTTAGTACATGACTAGAGAGCCTAGTTACTAGTTACTAGTTAGTACATGACTAGAGAGCCTAGTTACTAGAGAGTTAATAGTGAGAGAGTAACTTGTGTTTACTAGTTAGTAAACACTATAGGTTGTGGTTGTGGTTGTGGATAAGCTGTGGATAGAATGTGGATAAAACATTTATCATATTGTTACTTATGGTTTGCCATAGGCGCGTAAGTGTATGATAGTAAAGGAGTTAGGAGAATGTTACCTAGTGAGTGTGACAGGTTACTTATGGTTTATGGTATGACATGGTAAAAACATCGCAGCTAAATGCTTTAGAATCAGTGGTTTAGCTTGGCCGCAGTTTGGCAGAGTGATTGCAACTATAAGGTGTTCCGGTCCTATGGATCCGGGCACGGCCTAGGCCACAGTAAGATGCAGAGAGCTTGATACTTTGACAATTCAGACAGTCACAGCCGATAGCGCACATAGCGCGAACCGATAGTATCAGCGGGTGTTGAGGGATAAGTCGAGTAAGGATGACTAAGGCTCACACTGCACTATTCGTAAGGATGTGGCGAGTATAATGTTAGGTTATGGTAAGATAGGGATTACCCTTATCCGAGCGGTATTGACCCATAGCTTAGCTCACAGTGTAGTATGCTGTGATAGTCCCATGGCGAGTTAGCTCAGAGTATCGTACTAGTCGATACTTACATGACTACTCTAACCTGTTACCGGATAGTACACTCGCATTAATGCCCTGCGCCGCATGAGAGGAAACGATAGGAGTTATAAAGACTACTCATGCATTAGTCGCTGTGCATTTTGTTTTGCCGTTCTACTATCCTAGTGACAATGGGACTATCACAGCGTATAGACGCTGTACAGGAGAATACAAACATGAGCAACACAGCAGAACAGAATACTCAAGAGTTGAAGTCCGTCAAGGTTGCGGACTCCAATGTGACGGCAAAGAATGGCGCCGTTGAATTTAACCCACTGTCAGTGCTAAATGAAAGACAGCGTATTGCACTCGCTGCAAAGTGGGGTGCGCTCAAGCAAGCAGAACGGGATGCTTACGTAGAGTTTAGTTCCACCGGTGTAACAGACAGCGCGACACTCTACGTTATTGCCTCTATCCTGACTGAGGCGAATAACAAGATTTTCAGTGACAGCCGCGGCGAGTATCTGGGAATCATGCAACAGTGGTATCAGAGTCTTACATCTTCCGAAGTTTCAATCAAAAAGTATGGCGAAGTCGAGTTGCAAAAGTTGGCCGACAAGACCACGGGCGCACAGCAACTCACGCTGTTGAGTGCACTCAAGGCTAAGCTACTGGCAAACAGGACGTTTCTACCTGAACCGGTAGAAAAAAGTTTCCGTGCACTGTGCCGGAACTTTGGCTTCGACTTGAATATGGTCAAGTAGCAGCATGGACAGAGTGTGTACATGGAATGAGAGTGCTAGTACAGGCTCTCATTTTGTGCATGTGTGCCGTGGGTGCATGTACTCTCTCTCTCTCTCTCTTACTACAATGTATGGGGGGTCATCGACTAGCCCTCTCGAACCTTTGAAATGTGCAACATAGGAGGGGTAGCTAGTGTAGGGGTGGAAATTTTGACAAGCGATGAGGGCGAAAAGGTGCCTTTGCGAAATGCGTTTTTGCGCAAAGTTTTAGCAAGTTCTTTTCTTCTCTTATTAAAAAAAAAAAAAAAAAAAAAAAAAAAAAATATAATATACTAAGAAAAAGAACAAGAACAACAGAAAAGAATGAATGTAGTATAAACACTTTCTGTCCAAGTGTGAAATGCAGAGGCGGCGACGCAACCGAAAAAGGCCGCGCATCGAATGTCAAAAATTCTGCCCAATGATTAGGTAGGGGTCATAAGTCGATGATTTGATGAGACTTAG